ACACAGGGGACGGCGGATGCCCACCTTGTTTGGATTCAAAGAAGCCAAGTTCATCAGCCCCTCCGCCCCTGTAGCAACGCAGATTCCCCATGCAGTCGGAGCCGCTTGGGCAGCAAAGCTCAGGAAGGAGAAGATTGTTACCCTGGTCTACTTCGGCGATGGAGCCACGTCCGCGAACGATTTCCATGCAGGAATGAACTTCGCAGGAGTCTTCAGTACCCCCACTATCTTCTTCTGCCAGAACAACCAGTTTGCCATATCCCTACCCGTTCATCGGCAGACAGCTGCAGAATCCTTGGCGGACAAGGCGATTGCTTACGGCTTCCCTGGAATCCGTGTCGACGGCAACGACATCCTGGCCGTCTACTATGCAACGAAGAAGGCGGCGGACAGGGCCAGGAGAGGTGAGGGGCCCACGATGATCGAAGCAGTTACATATCGCATGGGGCCTCACTCCACATCAGACGATCCCTCAAAGTACAGAGACGAGAGGGAGGTAGAGGAATGGAGAAAGAAGGATCCGATGACCAGGTTCCGCTTGTATCTAGAGAAGAAAGGGTGGTGGGACGAAGACCGAGACAAAGCTCTGTGGGATGACGTGAGGGGCGAGATCAGGGAAGCTATCGAGGCAGAGGTTGAGACTTTACGTGTCCACTGGAGGAGAGGGCCATCCTGGGATGGCGACAAGAGCGATTACGAGGGAACAAAGAGACTGGCTGTATTCGAATGAACGGCTTGATCCCTGGCTGACAAAGGCCGTCGAAATAGAAGAAGTGCTGGATCATCCGTTTCTCCGTATGATGAGAAAGGTTAATCCACTCAAGAACCAGTCTGATTTGTGGATGGAGACGGAGACGTTTATGGGGTTGACGGGGAATTGTATATGGTGGATGAGGCCAAATGCTAAGGGCGAGCCTTACCAGCTATGGATTCTTGAGTCCCAGAAGACAAGGCCGGTACTAGGAGAGACGCTAGACGATTTTATCATTGGTTATGTTTATTACTCCGGAAGAAAACCGGTCCCTTTTGATGCCGAGACGGTTGTTCACCATAAGTATCCTAATCCGATGAGCAAGGCGTGGGGGTTGAGTCCTATTGAGTGTCTTTCTGATCCGGTGAAGGTGAACGAGTCTATTTATAGGTATGAGAGAGCACAGTTTAAAAACATGGCAAGACCGGACGGAGTGCTGGAGATGGAAAAGGACGCCACGCTGGGACGGAAAGAGTTCAACCGGATGAAGAAAGAGTGGAAGAAAACCTACGGAGGGACATCACAGGCGGGAACCAGGGAGGAGATCGCGAACGGATACGGAGTCCCGATCCCCTTGATTAGTCCCGAGAAATCGAACCTCTCGAATTCGGTCATCGCTTATCTGCAATACATGAGGGACACTCAGGACCCCAAAAATAAACTGTATGAACAAAAGCAAAATGAGCAGTTGCTTCCCAGGTATAAAGATGGAGAGCGACTGTTTTGTGCTTTTGATAATTGTGTCCCGGATGATAAGGAATTAAAGCTGAAGGAACGAGAAATGAAATTGAAAACCGGGTACAGCTCGATAAATATTGAACGAGTTAAGGATGGAGAGGAAGAGGTTGACTGGGGAGACAGGCCGATCCTCCCTGCGACTATGCTCCCGTTAGGTGAGGCCCCTCCAGAAAAGAAGCCTCCGGGAAAGCCGGTGAAGACAACAGAGGAGCTGGCCGATGAAATAGCAGAGGCCCTTCATAAGAGGATTAAAGAATGAACGTTGAGATAGCCGAGAAAGAACGGTTTGTTGATATAGTTGGAGACAAACTTCTGGAACGCATTATCGTTGATCTTCTTCCTGGGTTCCTGGAGGACATGCAGAAGAGGCAGTGGAGGAAAAAGAAAGTCAGGGATATCCTCAAGCGGAACCTGGAGTTTATTCTTAGATACCGAAAAATGATGATCAAGCGGTTCAGAGAGATGGAGGCTGAGGTACTAGGGAAGATTAAGAAGCCTAAGAAGAGCATCTATCATGGAGCGAGAGGAGAGTGGGTAAACAAAGCGGCCTTTGATGTAGATCAATGGCTGATTGATCGGCAGAAGTGGAGAGGGACACTAACGAAAGACGGGAAGCTGATGACGGCAACGCCGCTAAATCAGGCCGGGAAAGAGATGATGGATGACCTTGGAGTGGGGACGGCTTTTGATGTCGATGATCCCAGGGCGATTGAATGGATCGCGACGAACGCGAAGAACGCGGCCTGGAAGATAACAGATACCATTTATGAGCGACTGAGAAAGGAGTTGATGGAGGCCGTGGCCGATGGAGAGTCGATCCCGAAGATAAGAGAAAGGGTGATGCAGGTCTTTGAAAGGATCACAGAGAGCCGAGCGGAATTGATCGCCAGGACAGAGGTTCTGAAGGCGTCGAATCGTGGCCGTTGGATTGCGATGAGACAGAGCGGAGTAGTCGAGGGGAAACAGTGGGAGGCTACCGGGGACAATAGAGTTTGTCCAAGGTGTTCGGAAATGGATGGAAGGACTATGGCTTTGGGCAAGCCTTATTTTAAAAAAGGTGAGACAGTCACCTTTACGGGAACGGAAGACAATCCGGCCCCGGAAGGTGGGCTGGAGTCCACGTTTGATTATGAGGAAATTCAGCATCCACCTTTACATCCCGATTGCAGGTGTACTCTGCTTGCGATCGTGAAGGAGGTCTAAAATGAAAGAAGAGATAGTCCTAAGATTAGCAACGCAAAAAATGAAGCTAGGAGACGTGCCGATCCCGGATGTGGACGAGTCGATAAAAGACCTATTGGCTGACCCCAAGTTCCCGTTCAGGACGAAAGAGGAAATACCGTTTATCCGAATGTTCTCAGTCCAGGAAAAGGCGGTGACGAAGGGCTTGCAATACGGGCAGATCAGGCATTGGATATCGACGACGGCTATTGATACTTATGGCGAGGTGATGTTACCGAAGGGAGCGGAGACGAAGTATTACAAGAAGAACCCTATGGTCCTTTGGTCGCACGATTATAGAGAACCTGAAAACGTGATGGGTAGGAACATCGAAATGGATGCCTATGACAAGGGGATAGTCTCGTTGACGCAGTTTGCGATGACGGAACCGAAAGCAAGCCAAGTCTACAGGCTTTATCAGGGAGACTACCTGAGGGCTTGGTCGGTGGGGTTTATTCCACTCAAAGGGAAGAAGCCGAACGGGGACAAGGAATCTGGGAAGTCGGTTATCATCATAGGTTCCCGTCCCGATCCGACAAAGGTAAGCTACATTCACACGAAATGGAGACTGTTGGAGTATTCGGCTGTGGCTGTCCCGGCCAATCCGGACGCACTGACAATCACGGTGGCGAAGAGCTTGAACATCGATGAGGGTCTAATCGGTGACCTACAGCTTGTGGCAGACAAGGCCACTCATGAGGCTGGGAAAAAGGCAGTCATCGATTTAGGGGGAGGCAAAAAGGATGATCCGGAAGAAAAAGAACGCAAAAAGAAAGAGGCGGATGAGATTGAGACAAAAACAGAAGAGGCAGAAAAGACTCTAAAGGCTTTTGCAAAGATGGTGGGATATCAAGGCGAGCTAGATTATCTTTCTCATGTCAAGTCTGACTGTGGATGGGAGATGATGTCAACAGTTGGAAAGCCTAAGGGAGAGAGAATTTTTTATCGACTTCCTAACCTTCCCTGGAGAGAGAAATCTGAGAACTTTGAGTGTCCATTTTGCGATGACGAAGGAAATTTGTTAAGCCTCGCTGATTTTGAATGGGACAGTGCCGAGGAAGTTGATCCTGAAACGTTCCGGAAGGAATACGAAAAGGGAGTTCCATGTGAAGTTGACGAAGAGATGCGTCCCTATCCGAATGAACATGCTTGCAGACTCCGGAATCCTGGAGACTTTCAGAAAGGCAGTTTTCGAAGGTACAGCAGAACGACCGATGGAAAGACGTATGGAGTTATAGCGGGACGGCTGAAGGGCAAGACGAAGATGACAGAGCAATCGTTCAGGTATCCTAAGGACAGTTGGGAGGTAGGATCGGCAAGGTCACACTGTAAGAGTCATAATGGGATTTTATTCGAGCCGGCAAGCGGAAAGGTAACGATGACTCAAGAGCTTTACGAGGGAATCAGAGAGGAGTTGTTAGGCTTGAAAGATGAGATTGCCGCGGTGAGATCGGGGAAGGTCCTTTCGGCCAAAAATCTCCAAACGCTAAACGAGACAGTGACGGAAATGAACGAGGCGGCAACGTCGTTGACGGCCGCTTCGAAGAGGCTGAGGTCTTTGATTGACTCGGTTAAAGCGAAACCAGAGGGGCCGGAGGAAGATGAGGCAGGTGGGAAATCTGTTTTGACATTAGCTGAAGAAAAAAAGGATGAAGGTAAGAAGTCTGTAATTACATTACGGTCCGACGAGATTCCGGCAGAAGAGTTGACGCAGAATTTCGACTACAAAGGTTTGGCACAAAAAATCATACTGCAACTCAAAAAGTTGGGAAATTCATGAATATTACAATACAGGCAAAGCGAAAAAGATTGCTCTATGGCTCTCTAATGAAAGCGTTAACTCATTTAAATAGAATGACTTAGGTAAATATTGAGAAAAAAATGCTGATTTGCACAAGAAATGGTCACTTTAAGCGACTTAAAAGAAATGAAGGTCCTTAGAGGCAATATAAAGGACCTTGTTTTTAGCAATAAAATCTCTGCTCTGAGCCAATCGGCTCGGACAGCGAAGATAGAGTAGCCGCGGAGTCGGCGAAGTTTAGTAGTGCGACGCTTGACGCGGCGAAGAGTAGTTGTATCGAGGCGAGGATGCAGACGGGCAGAGAAATTTAAAAAGGAGAATTACAGTGGCAGACGAAGATAAAAACAAAGACAAAGCTGGAACAGTAGAAGGCAAGTGGGAAAAAGAGCTGAAGGAAAAAAAGGAGTTTACGGCTGAGGACTTAATCACGCTGGTTAAAAACGGATGTCGGGAAATATTCATGTCCGAAGAGTTCGTGAAGTTAGGCGACCTAAAGGCCCGAGTTGAGGAGTTGGTGAAGCCTATCGCCACAAAGGTTGAAGGTGGAGAGAAGGCCCTAGCGGATGCACTGAAGATGCTGGAGAATCTTCCTGGAAAAGACGGCGACAAGAACATCACCCCGAATGACAGCGAGTTCAAGGGACTGCATAAAACTGGAGGATACGAGTGCGAGGCGGATTTTGCTAGGGATGTCTACTTTGCGGGATTGCGAGAGGGCGAAGGCCCATCAGCAATCTTCCGGAAGTGGGCGACTGACGTGGATACTTTCCGTAAGGCTTTCAAGACAGCGGGAACACCTACGCTTGAGATCGGCGATCCTGAGCAAGGTGGTTACCTGATCCCTCCAGAATTCTCGACAAAGTTGCTGACGAAGGGGTTTGAAAATTCGAACTTCATCAATCGTTGCATGAAGGTTCCTATGCAGAGAAATCAGGTGTCAATGCCTTTCCAGAAAGACTTTGACCACACGACCTATTTGCATGGAGCTATGCAGGCTTACTGGCTCGATGAGAAAGCAGGGAAAACAGCCACAAAACCAAAATTCGGATCGGTTACGTTGAGGCTCAACAAGCTGGCCATCATGATCTATTCGACAGATGAGATGCTGGAGGATTCTGCAATCTCCATGCAACCTCTTCTGACAACGAAGGCTTATGATGTCATCGGATGGAAACTGGACGAAGCTATACTGAGAGGAACCGGAGCGGGTCAACCGCTCGGAATTATCGGAACTGGGAATCCAAGCAGAATATTGGTGACGAAGGAAGGCGGTCAGGCAAATGCCACAATCGTCTACAATAACGTCACGAAGATGTGGAGTAGAATGTACCCGAGGAGCCTGAGGAGTGCAATCTTTGTAGCGAATTCGAATATTTTCCCTCAGCTTGCAACGTTGTCAATCCCTGTAGGCACTGGAGGATCAGCGGCTTATCTACCGGCGAATGGCCTTTCCGGGAAACCCTATGATTCGCTCATGGGGAAGGAGCTAGTCTTCACGGAACATGCCAGTACGTTAGGAACGGTAGGCGATCTTTCTTTCATCGATTTTGGAGAATACCTAATCGGTCAGAAGAGAGGAGCCGGAGCCGGGGTCCAATTTGCGAAGTCTATCCATCTCTATTTTCTTTATGACCAGACTGCTTTCAGGTATGTACTGAGAGTTGATGGTCAACCTTGGTGGCCTGCTGTTTTCACGCCGAAACGCGGAAGCACTCAATCCCCGTTCGTTGTTCTCGGTGGAAGACCGTAAGGGAGGAATAAAATGGCACACGTAGAATTCCAAAAAAAGCATAAAGTGAGTCATGGACTTTCACCCCAATCGGTTGCGACTACGACCAAAACCTCTGCTTTCTACAGCTTGGAGAGAGCACATCACGCGGCAGTGATTATCATGATCGGAGCCGTGACTGCGGCAGTTACAGTTTCGGTCATACAGGGGACGTTGGCTGGTACGGGCGGATCGACCAAAACGATCAGTGGCAAATCGACAGCAATCGGGACCGGTGCGGCTAACAGCACAGTTCTTATAGAGGTGGAAGCCTCTGAACTGGACGTGGCAAATAGCTATATAGCTATCGCCGTGAAAGCTGTTGCGGCTGGTGCTGGAGCGTTACTCGGAGCCGCTATCGTGAGGTGGCCGCTCAGGTTCGATCCTTCCGCTTATGTGACTTGATGAGGTGACGCCATGCTAGTCAAGCTGGAGAAACCTTACAAGAACCACAGGAAGGGCGAGGTCCTGGACGTTAGCCCAAGGGTGAAAGACGATCTTGACCATAGGGGGTTTCTAACTCCCCCTGCCGTAAAAAAACCGGCCCAAAAGAGGCAAAGAACCTCTAGGGCAAAAAAGGCCATGAAAGGCCCATCGGCAGACAGGATGGTTAAGGACTCGGAGACGAAGTGAAGCATATTAGGGACGGCAGAGCGACGGTGGTTGTTCTGCCGTTCCCTAATAACCAAATTTAGGAGGTTATTATGCAGACTCGAGGTTATTGGAAATGGCAGAACCAGAGCTTTAGAGATGAAGCTTTTGGTCCTGCTGAAGGCGTTTCGATTTGGCAGTATTGCCCTCATTTCGCGAGGGATTTGCCTGACATCTTCCATGTTTTTGAGGATGAATTTTATTGTCAGCAATCGACAAAAGCGGCGGCTGTTCATCCGTGGACAATCGTTGAGGATACGGCTGGAGCGGCAACTGGGATGCTGGATGAGGCTGGAGGATGGTACGTACAAGCGACTGATGGGGATCAGCATGATGAGAGCTATCTCATATCTGTAGCTGAGTGCTGGAAATTCGCGGCGGCTAAGATGCTTTGGTTTGAGGCCAGGGTTCGGCTN